GTCAGCTTCAAGCTCAGGTAATCGGATAAGTTCATATCGTTTACCCAGCTCTGTAATTACGCGACGATACCCACAGGGCTTTTTCCTGTTGCGATGACCCTTGTAATCGGCAAAAATTTTCTTCCTAAAATTCTTAGAGTCACTGAAAAATAAGATCATTTCAGGTACATCCCATAAAAACTCTCCTTTGATCTTTGTTAGATCACGTTCGACGTTCCTCATGGCTTCTGAAAACTTACTTACTACGGTGATTACGTCATCACCCCAGTCAATCTCATCTTCTGCACCTGCACAGGCTTTATAGACTATGTAGTCTGCATCAATGAGTAGTTTCATTAGTGCACCTCTGCCCAGTTGGCTCCGATCTTGGCTTCTGCTGTGATTGGGACTCTAAGTTTGTAGTATTCACCAGCTTCTGCACTGCTAAGTACCAGGGATGCTGATAAATCTTGTGCGTGGTCTGGGTGACACTCGAATTGTAATTCGTCATGTATAAATGCGAGTTGTGATGCACACAACCCTAGTTCTTGTATGTGATTGTGATTGATAGTTAGCCAACGCTTCGCGACTACACCGGCTCCACTCTGGAGCAAATAGTTTAAAGCTTTGTGAGGGCTATCTACTTTGATGTGTCGTCCATCAATAGATTTGATATAACCCTCTTTGCTTTTCTCTTTGATTGCTTCCAGAAGTTCCGCAAGTCCATCAATAGCAGAAACGAATGCTTCTCTAATTTCCTTACCTTTCTTTTTAGCCTGTGCTTCATTTAGAAGCGGGTCAAAGGAGGTACCGATTTTTTGATTACCTGCTCCATAGATGAAGGCATAGCTGATGGTTTTGATTTGTCGCCTGGAGACGCCAACTCGATCGGCATTGACTTGATGGATGTCTCCGGTAAGGAGGGTATCTCCAAACTCGGAAGACCAACGTCCAAGGTAATGGGCGAGCATCCTAAGCTCAATCCCGCTAAGATCGGCACCCACCATAATTTGACCAGGGGATGCTTGGAATAGTTTTCTGAATTCTGGGTCACTTTTTGTTTGCCCTAAGTTAGGTTTACGGTGTGCACATCTGTGCGTATTTGTTGCAACTGAACAGTGGTGATGTATGCGACTAGCAGTCGTACATAGCTTGAGCCATGCGTTGGTGCCTTCGGAGATCATCCCCAAGCTCTTCGTAATATCGAGACATTTCAGAAAATCCAAAGCAATCGATGGTCCACCGGACGCAACAATCTCCTTCAGTACAATCTCGTCGATAATCGGCTTCCCAGTAGCTGTCAGTTGTGTCGGCTTCCAGCCATGAAATGTTTGCAGAATCCATGAAATATGATCGCGTGATGTGGGGTTTGTTTCTTTTAAGCGGGTAAATGTTGCGTCTTTGACGTAACCAGATGGTCCGTTATTTCGTTTAGGAGTGAATTCCGATCCTGCAACGTAAGGGTGCCTGTCCCGTAGTAAAGCAATAGTTTCTTCAAGCTCTTTTCTGAGAGTAGATGCAAGTTTCCATGCAGCATGTTGGTCAAAGTACCATCCATGTAGTTCTTGTTCAGTTAGTAGTTGAGCAACTTCGTGCTCTAGTCGGACCCACTCAGGTATTTTTGAAAGTGGTCGCATAATTTGGTGGTTACTTTTACGTCTTGACAGCAATAGGTTTCCATTTCTGGTGACCACTCTTGCCAATCTGTGGTCTTACCGAACTCACCTTTGTATTCACCTAACCTGTAGCCGTATGACTCCAGGCTGTGTCGTCCATAGGTTTGAAGCGGCATGTTTGATACGCTTCTCTTCTTATCGATGTCTAAAATGTCTGTGTGATAGAGACGTGACAGCAATAAGGTATCTAATACAAAAGCTGTAGGCATAAACCACGGATAAATCCGTCTAATTGCTGGTATGTCGAAGCCAATGATGTTATGACCTACGATTACATCAGCATCTTCTAGACGTTGTACCCCGCGAACAATCGGCTCTTCGTTTCCTTGATCGTTGTACACAATGGTCGTGTCAGTATCGCTGTCATAAATAACAAGGCAGTGGATCTTGGTAAGATCATTTAGAAGTCCGTCTGTTTCCAGATCGAATACCAGCATTTTTCCAGATGTATGTTTTATCTACAAACTGAGCACGTTCTACTGCTTCAGGTGTAGGTGGATTAGGTTTAGAAATCGGTAATGTCGAATTCTTTTGTTGATTCAGTTTCATTGAATTTGCAGGTTTCTAAGTCGTACTTGAGTTGGCAAGCTTCACCAACCTCGCCTGAATAGCGGTTTTTAAGGATTCGCACAGTCGTAGCATCTCGTTCAGATCCACTCTGTTGGTCCCGTTCAAGTGCAATAACTGCGTCGCTAAGTTGACCGACGCTTCTACTGCCGCGAAGGCTTCTGAGCTGTACTCTCCCTCCCTCTTCATGTGATTGTCCATTAGGCGGTGTTGTTGTGTGACATACGAGAAATAATGCGATACCAGTTCTTTCAACTAATGATCTAAGTTTTGTCATTGTCGCGTCGATCATTCGACGTTCATCTCCTTCAAGTCCACTAAGTAGGATTGATAGGTGATCAAGGAAGATGACCTTTGTATCTAAGCCAGCCGCCATGTATTCAATGCGGTTATAGATATGGTCAGGGTCATAGCTACCGAACCCATCGAATAGATGTAGATTCCATTTAGCTATTGTCTTGTCAAAGATCTCAGTCAGCTCGCTTCGTTGTTGTTCACCGAGGTGTAAAGATCGATTGCTGGCGACGGACATAAGCCCGAGAGATGTACGACGCATGGATTCTTCAAGTGCCAAGTAACCGACCCGTTCTCCTTTATCAAGAAGGTGAGTTGCGATTGCACGACAGAAGGAGCTCTTTCCGATTCCAGAGCCCGCAGTAATTGTGACAAGCTCCCCATACCGGATCCCGTGTAACTTTCCTTGTAATCCTTGAAAGGGGTAGTCATGATCAGATGGTGGTGTTGGTGTTGTGATTAAGTCGAGTAGTGTCTTTGCATCGACAATCCCGTCTGGTTGGTATTGAGTATGGTCATAATTAATGACAGCTCTGATTACTTCAGTGTCTCCAGCTTGTAAAGCTTCTGAGGCATCCTTGTAATCGTCTAGAAAGCCAATGAATACTTTGCCAGGTGGTAATACACCAGCAGCTTCTTTTACGGCCTTGTGACCTGCTTCATCGTTATCGAAAAATAATACTACTTTGTCGTAGTAATTTACCCATTCATAGTTATTTTGAATGGCTTTCTTTGCTGCTGCTGCTCCGTTAGGTATAGAAACTACAGCCCAATTAGGCTGTGCTTCCCAGACAGACATTGCGTCCATCTCACCTTCAGTAATGACCAGCTTTTTCTCTTTGTTCGTGGTTTTGTGACGGAAGTTCTGCATCCCAAATAGGGACTTGACTTCACCTTCACATCTAAAATCCTTGTCCTTAGTCCTTACTTTTGCCCCGACAACCTTTCCAGTACTGTCGAAATAATAGTGGCGTAGGATCTCTCCATCTTTGTAGGTTTTGAAGTGTTCACAAGTTTGTTCGGAAATACCTCTTGATTGCAGCCGTCTGGCTGATCCTTGTAATTGAACATTATTCACGCGATGATTGTGAGTGGTATTGTCGCCATGCGTCCTTGCATGACATCTGAAACAAAAGGTGTGGCCATCTGAGTACAAGCTATTTGCATCTGATGAACCACACTGTTGACATGGAATATGTTCCACAAATTCATTTTCTAAATGAACCATTTAAGTGGTATGTCAGTAAATGAAGCCCAAGGTATTCCTAACTTATCGCAGTATTTTGCATAAGTTGTCTTAGACTTCTTAGAGATAGTGTTATAAGGTGCTTGAAATATCATCCGCAAATCTAATTCAGGATTCTGTAGCACAATATTCTTGATTTTTCGTCTGTCGTCACTGTCCCAATAGCCTTTGCACTCCAGCAGTACGCCGTTAGGCAATATAAAGTCAGGAATGTAATTGTGCATAATTGTATAAGGAATCTTAGTAGATTCATACTCATATTTCACTCCCAACCCAACCATTAGATCAGCAACCTTTTCTTCAAGGCCTGATCTAAATGCCATTAGAAATCAGTATCGTCTTCAACTGAACTAGGTGCAGCAGGCATGACATTTGGTTCTGAGACCTTGAAGCCAGTAGTTGTACCGAATAGTGACGCTACATCTTCTTCATTCATGTCACCAACATCAACACCTGCCGATGATGACAACGAGACAATCTGAATACCTTTTAGTTTGAGACTTGTACCGTAAGTAACTCCATCACGAAGGATGTAAGGTTTCTGGAAGAATGCAATTTTGACTTTAGATCCGCTGTAAACAGGTGTACGTTCATCAGTAATGATC